AGGTGTGGTAGGCCCAGGCGAGACATTGGCCGGGCAAGTAATGTTCAGGTCTCCGTCTCTTTCCAAAACGATGAGGTTACCTGCTAATACAGTTCATCATGTTCCTGTTACTCCAGATCGATTGGTTGATTTCGCATCGATAAATTCTCGAATCAATAACCTAGATGCTAATATTGGACACTTTTTTAGACTTGCAGCAGGCAGGGCAACAGGTGCAGGAATACCTTCAGCTTGGAAAAGTCCAGTAAGCAGAGCAATGAGATACGGAACAGCGGGAACGCTAGCAACGGGAGCTGGAGCAACAGCAATGGGAGTGTTGCCAGATGACCTTTCTCTTATGTCACTTATGGGAGATGATCCGCCTTCTGCAGAAGTCGCACCAGATATATTTTATCAAGAAATGTTTGGAGAAATTGATCCCAGTGTGAACAATATGCCAGATGTAGTAGACCCAGAGCTTTCTGGAAACGTATCAGATGACGGAGTTGGTCTGATTAGAAACGATATAATCGTAAGGTAGAAATGAAACCGATTTCGTCAAAGCAGTTTAAGAAACAGTATGCCGTTACTATGGATAATATTCCAGACAAGGGTGTGTGGTCTGGCCGCGGTATAGGAATTCCTGCTCTTGGAGCAAACGACGGATCAGGTGATGGATCAAAGTATCTTGGACGACCAAGAAGGCCCTATTACGACGGTGAAAAAGGATCTCCAAGTCAGTCAGCAGATTCAACATTTTCTTCATATCTTGCTAGAGTAAACAAGGGATACGATGATGATACTGAAGACGTCATGTTTCCTGAGCAAGAACCCCCAGAAAGCAATACATATAATATGGATGATCCACTACCAGGGCTAGGATCAAAGCTTCCAAGGAGTTTTAAGGTTATGAGAGGCCGAGCAAGGTTTAACGAAAACGATATCGTGGAAAACAGTAGATACAGCCTTAAGAAAGTCGATGAGGGAATGATGGGCCAGATAGTTGGTGACATCGCCGGTGATGTTGGTGCAGCAGCACTAGGAGCTATCCCGTTTGTTGGAATGGGAGCAACCGCAAGCTTGATTGCATATAATATAATGCAGCTACGCGGAGATATGACAGATGCTGATGTCGCAATCGAGGTATTTCGAAGAGATCCAAATGATAATACAGTTAAGGATCTTGATGACGTTCTTGATTCAATGTCAGTCAACCTTATAGATCTATTACAAAGAACACTAGAGCTATTACCCGATGCTGAGACGCCAGCAGGAGAGGCAGCTAGTATTTTAACTTCTATATTGGATAATTTAAGAAAAGCTGCAACTGCTCTAGGTCTTATGGGCGGCGGAGCTTCAACAGCAGCAAATATATGGAGCAAGGTTAAAGTAGTTGGACTTGTTACACCGGTTTTAAAATTCTTTATTGAGCTGCTTGATACAGGACAGGCGCCCGACTCGGTGAGGGAAAATCAATCAGTAATACTTGCTATTCCCAGAAAAATGATACTTCTCGGAGATTTGCAAGAAGACTACTACGTGCAAAAAGAAGCAGCGGAAAGACTTGATCAGCCATTCAGATATGTAAACAGAGTTATAACGTCTTCAACAGATTTACAAAATTATGATTATGAATCTTCAATAATGAGAAATCCACAAGCTTCGCAAGCTCTTAGTCAGCAGCCAGCTGGTGAAACACCGGAAACTGTTCCGGCAGCACAACAAAGTTCTAGCGGATTTACGCAAGAAGACTTATACAGACTATTATTAACAGGTCAGGAGCCACCAATGAGAGAATCAGATGAATCAAAGAAGCTTAGACAGTTTATTCGTGAATCACTGAAAACAGATCTAATGCCAGTATATCAGGATGCACAACCATGTGGATATGAATATAGAAGGCCAGATGTGATAGTTCAAAAGGATTCAGAAGACGACTCTTTTGAAGTGTTGGATAATTATGATGATTATTCTGTTGCATACAAGACAGACGGAGGAGTTGTCTCGTATCAGGCAAGGAATAGAATAAAAGAGGAGTCAGAAATGGCTCTAAGGAATCTTATAAGAAATGACCTGATGTCGCTTGTCAAAGAATCTCAAAAAAAAAAGTAGACGACGAATCAGAATCTGCAGAGGAAAATCATCATGTTGATGAACAATCTGCTGGAGGCGTACCAGGGCCTGCTCTTCCGTTAGGAATGTCAACACCAACATTTGGAAGAAAGAGAAAGCCACCGTGGAAAGCAGCAGGAGATGCTTTCGGAAGAGCAACACTTGTGGGCGATACAGGCCTTAAGCAAATGAAAAAAAAGAAATAATAAATATTGAACATTAGAAAATTATAGGTTATCTTTAAAGTGCGTAATGCACTTATTAAACAATGCACATTAAACATTAAGGAGTTAAAAATGGCAATTGATTTTGATGCTATCCGTAAGAAGCTTGACCGTCTTAACGGAAATAATAAAAATAGGTCATCTACATGGCGCCCAACTGAGGGAGAGGAGCATACTGTTAGATTGCTTTCTTTTCAAGACAACGACGGGCAGCCTTTTAAGGAGCTATGGTTCTATTACAATATTGGAAAAGAAAGAGGGCTTTTGACACCTCATCAGTTCAATGATCCAGATCCAATTCAGGAACTAATTAATCACCTTAGAGAAGAAGGCACTAAGGAATCTTACGATCTAGCAAAGAAGCTTTATCCTAAGATGAGAACCTATGCTCCAGTTATTGTACGGGGCGAGGAAGACAAGGGTGTCCAGATATGGGGTTTTGGTAAGATGGTATACCAGAATCTTCTTGGTCTAATGCTTGATGAAGACTATGGAGATATCACTGATCCTATAACCGGAAGGGATATCAAGGTTGTTTGTTCAAAGCAACCAGGAAAGCGCTGGGCAATGACAGAGGTGAGGCCTCGAGGCAAAGAGTCGAAGCTATCTTCAGATGCAAGTCAGGCAAAGGAATGGCTTGGAAGCATTCCAGACGTCAACGATCTTTATCAGTGCAAGTCTTACGATGAGCTAAGCAAGATAGTTAATGATTGGATTAATGAGGGAGAGTCAACTGTTGATACAGAATCAGTTTCTAGTTCAGGTAGCTCGACCACAGAAGACGAAACTGAGGCTTCTAGCACAAGCTACAAAAACCTTGATGATGCTTTTGCAGATTTAATGTCAGATTAGTTTCTAGGCTATCTAAGATACGATGATCAGGGCGCCTAGTTTTAGGCGCCCTGATTTATTTATATGAACAATTAGCTCAGAGTGTATAAAATAAACACACGAGGTAAAGATTATGGCAAAAAAAAGCAATGGCGCAAAACTCACAGCCGGAAAGGATAATGGTGACTTCACTTCTGACTTGATATCTGCTCTAAACAAAGAACACGGTTCAAGGGTGGCATATAATTTGAGTCAAGATGAATCACCGACACACGTAAATAGGTGGATTTCTACTGGATCGAAGCTATTAGACTACATTTGTTCAAACAGGAGAGATGGTGGTCTTCCAGAGGGAAGAATTGTTGAAATATTTGGCCCTCCATCAATTGGAAAGTCACATATAGCAACACAAATAGCAAGAACAACCCAGTCAATGGGAGGAATTGTTGTATATATTGACACAGAAAATGCAACTTCTGTAGAAAATCTTAGAATGCTTGGTGTCGACGTATCTAGTAGGTTTGTTTATGTTGATACTCACTGCACGGAAGAAGTTCTTTCTATTGCAGAGTCTACGATAATGAAGGCAAAGGCAATGGACAAGGATGTTCCAGTTACGATTGTCTGGGATTCTGTTGCTGCGTCATCTCCGAAAGCTGAGCTTCTTGGAGACTATGATAAAGAGTCAATAGGGCTTCAGGCTCGCGCAATATCGAAGGGAATGAGAAAGATAACGGGTGTGATAGCAAATCAAAATGTCCTATTTGTTATCCTTAATCAAATCAGGACAAAGATTGGAGTAATGTACGGTGATCCTGATACTACTCCGGGTGGAAAAGCAATTCCGTTTCATGCATCGACTAGAATAAAGCTAGGTGCAGGACAACAAATAAAGGATGGAGAAGATGTAATTGGAATTCATGTTTCTGCAAAGACTATAAAGAACAAAGTTGCAGCTCCGTTTAGAAAAATTAATTTTGAAATACACTTTGGCGTAGGGATTAAAGAGCACGAGCAAGTTTTTGATGTTTTAAGGAAACACGGTCCTGAAATAGTCGACGGAAAGGAAATAGCAGTATCGGGAACAGGCAGCTGGAAAACATTTTCTGTAACAGACGCAGCCACAGGCGAAATAATGATAGAAAAGAAGTTTCACAAATCGGGTTTTGACGAAGTCATGTTTGACCCAGAGCACTCTTGTTATATTAATGACCTTCTTGAAGTCGTGATGGTAAAGAAGTTTAATGATGACCCAGATATAGATCCGGAGTCATATGTTGAAGTAGAAGCTGTAAAGGATTTGCTTGAGGCAGGCGAGTGAATAGTAACGATAATAAAAAAGATGTCGTCTTAATAATTGATGCACTGAATCTTTTTACTAGACATTACGTTGCCCACCCAGCTCTAGGCGCGAATGGTCAGCATGTAGGTGGAATTGTTGGATTTTTGTATGCAATAACAAAGTTTGCAGAAGACTTTAAGCCGACAAAGATAATCGTAGTCTGGGAAGGTGGTGGGTCAAAAAGAAAAAGAGACCTGTACAAAGACTACAAGAAAAAAAGAAGACCAGCAAAGCTAAATAGAAACTACGATGATTTACCAGACACTGTTCAAAATAGAAACCATCAGATTACAACTTTGGTTAAAATATTATCCTTTACTCCGATAATACAAATGTATGTCCCAGACTGTGAAGCAGACGACGTAATAGGATATATTTCAAAGTATAAGTTTCGAAATGATAGAAAACTAATAGTTTCTTCAGATAAAGATTTTTATCAACTCTTAGACAACAAGACAATAATATATTCACCTACATGGAAAAAGCTAGTTACACACAAAGAGGTCGTTGAGAAGTTCAATATATCTCCTGAAAATTTTTGTCTTGCAAAGTCTGTCTGTGGAGATCCAGCTGACAACATACCTGGTGTAAAAGGTGTTGGCTTTAAAACTCTCGCAAAGAGATTTCCAGGATTCAGAGACACTGAGTCTATGAATGTTGGTGATCTTGTTGGGACTTGTGAGGCGATGGTCTCAGAGGGTTCTAAAATAAAATCTATAAATTCAATAATAGAATCCAGAGATATGATTTTAAGAAATTGGAAATTGATATATCTTGACACAGGAAATCTAGCCCCTGTCCAGATTAAAAGTATACACGAAATTATTGATACTTTTAGCCCGAAAAGCAATAAAATTATGACAATGAAATCGCTAATAAGCGAAGGCATACAGACATTTAACGTCGACAGACTATTCTTATCACTTATTCAATTGAGGTAATTAAATGGATAACCAAAGTCCATATTTCAGCCAGTATGGCAAGCAATTTCAAGAAAAAATATTTCAAGCTCTAATAACAGATACCAACTGGGGAGCCCAGATGGCAGAAGTTATGACATATGAGTACTTTGATTTAAGGTATTTAAAGTATCTTGCAAAGAAATATTTTAGTTATTTTGAAAAATACAAGTCGTTCCCTTCTCTATCACTGTTAATAACAATAATAAGAGATGATTTAAGAGAGGGCAATGATATAATATTAAGAGATCAGATTGTAGAATTTTTGCACAGGGTAAAGATGAACCCAGATTGTGGTGATCTTCAGTTTGTCAAAGATAAGTCTCTTGATTTTTGCAAAAAGCAAGCTTTAAAAGATGCACTAGAGAAGTCAGTTGAATTAATTTCTTCAGAAAAGTACGAGTCTGTTGTTACCCTTATGAAAGATGCTATTGCAAAGGGAGAGCCAGCAACGATAGGTCATAATTTCTTTGAAGACTATAATTCAAGGTTTGCAAGAATCAATAGAGTAACATGTCCTCTTGGCCTCAAGCAACTAGACAAGAAGGATGTCTTAAACGGAGGCCTTGCAAGAGGAGAGATCGGAGTCATAACTGCACCAACAGGAGTCGGAAAATCACACTTTCTCGTACACGCAGGTGCAGAGGCGCTAAAAGTTGGTAAAAATGTTATTCATTACACATTTGAGCTCTCAGAAAGAGCTGTTGGTCTGAGATACGACAGCAATCTATGCGGAATTCCAAGCAATGATGTAATTGATAGAAAAGACGAAGTGATGAAGCACTACGAAAAAGAAAATCTTGGAAGATTGATAATAAAAGAGTACCCTACTGGCTCTGCCACTGTTATGACAATTAGAAACCATATAGAGAAACTTTTACTCAAGTCTTTCGTTCCCAGCTTGATAATTATTGATTATGCAGATATCATGCGATCTTCTAGAAGGTTTGATTCATTGAGACATGAATTGAAGCTAATATATGAAGAGCTGAGAAACTTGGCAATGGAATTACATGTTCCTATATGGACAGCTTCTCAGGCTAATAGAGAAGCATCGGATAAACCAGTCGTTGGACTTGAAAACATGGCAGAGGCATACGGAAAAGCGATGGTCGCAGACATAGTTTTATCATTATCTAGAAAGCCTCTTGAAAAATCTTCTGGCTGCGGAAGATTATTTGTTGCAAAAAACAGGGCTGGTCGAGATGGAATATTATTCCCAGTTTTTCTAGACTGCTCAATGTCAAAATTGCAAATAATAGAGAACGGTGAAGAGATGACGCTTGAAGAAATTGTCAAAACCGATGCAACTTCTATGAAAAACCTTTTAAAAGAAAAGTGGAAACAGGTTAACGGTGAGCCTTCTGCGCAGTAATAATAGACAATGCAAACGGAGAGAGAGATAGTGTCTGATACAAACAATAAATACACTTTTGATGAGGTGGTAGAGGCTAGTACAGAATATTTTAACGGAGATAGTCTCGCAGCAAATGTGTTTGCAACGAAATATGCTTTATGCAACAAAGCTGGTGTGTACCTTGAAAAAACGCCAGGCGATATGCACAGGAGAATTGCAAAAGAGTTTCATAGAATAGAAGAAAAGTATGAAAATCCAATGTCTGAAGAAGAGATTTTTGGCTTACTAGAAAATTTTCAGTACGTTGTCCCTCAAGGCTCTCCTATGTCTGGGATTGGAAATGATCATCAAGTTCAATCTTTATCAAATTGTTTCGTTATAGAATCTCCTTATGATTCATACGGAGGCATTTTAAAGTCTGATCAAGAGCTTGTTCAGATAGCAAAACGTCGCGGCGGCGTTGGATTTGATATTTCAAACATTAGACAAAAAGGTCTATCTACCGGAAATGCAGCAAAGACAACTGACGGAATTGAAGTATTTATGGATCGCTTTTCAAATTACTGTAGAGAAGTTGCTCAAGGGGGAAGAAGAGGAGCATTGATGCTAACAGTTTCAGTTCACCATCCCCAGATTAGAGATTTTATTAAGATTAAGCGAAACCTTACTAGAGTGACTGGCGCAAATATTTCGATTAGGCTGACAGACGAGTTTATGAATGCTGTGAAATCTGATGAAAAAGTAGAGCTAAGATGGCCAGTAGATAGCGATGATCCGCAAATTTCAGAAACAGTTAATGCATCTGATCTTTGGAGTGATATAATCGAGTCAGCTCATGCGTCAGCAGAGCCAGGATTACTATTTTGGGATACTGCAAAAAGATTAACGCCCTCTGACATTTATGAGAGTGCAGGCTTTGGGTCAGTCTCTACAAATCCGTGCGGCGAGATAATACTTTCCCCATATGACTCTTGCAGACTGATGCTTGTAAATCTCACGTCTTTTGTAAAAGACAGATGGACAAAAGATTCAGAATTTGATTACAATCATTTTGCAAGCGTAGTTCAAAAGGCTCAGCGTCTAATGGACGATATGGTAGACTTAGAGATTGAACAAATTGAAAAAATTCTTAAAAAAATTGAAGATGATGACGAGCCAGATGAAGTAAAGCAGATAGAAAAAGATATGTGGGCAAACATAGAAACACAAGCAAGGCTCGGAAGAAGGACTGGTCTGGGCATAACTGGCCTGGGTGACGCATTGGCAATGCTGGGTCAGCAATACGGCAGCGATGAAAGCATAGAAACAGTTGAGAAAATATATAGATGGCTAAGCTCACATGCATTTATATCATCTATGACAATGGCTAAAGAAAGAGGCAAGTTTGATATTCACGATTCATCTCTTGAGTCAGATCATGAATTTTTAGACAATGTTTTTAATGCTATAGACGACATGCCGCTAGAATCTTTTTCTTCTCCGATGCAATATAAGGCCTCTCACATGAATAAGAGATTCGGCAGAAGGAACATTGCTTTAACAACAACAGCTCCCGCTGGATCAGTTTCTGTTTTGACTCAAACAACAAGCGGCATAGAGCCGGCTTACATGCTTCACTATACTAGAAGAAAGAAAATAACAGGTCAAGATGTAGATGCACGTGTTGACTTTGTCGATGACAACGGAGATAGATGGCAGGAGTATACTGTTTATCATCATAAGTTCAAAGAGTGGATCGACCAACAGGGAGTTTTTGCCACTGATAATCCGCCTGAAGATTTGATTGAGCTGAGCCCATATCTCGGCTCAGTTTCAAACGATATAAACTGGGTATCAAAAGTAAAAATGCAAGCTGCAGCTCAAAAATGGGTTTGTCATGCAATATCAAACACGACTAATCTCCCGTCAGACTCTGATATAGAAACTGTTAAAAAAGTGTATATGACAGGATGGGAGTCTGGATGCAAGGGCGTAACTGTATACAGGGATGGCTGTAGGGATGGTGTTCTTGTTAGCAAGAAGAAAAAGAAAAAGTCAAGAGACGAAGAAAGAGAGAACGGATCTATTTCGTATCATAGCGCTCCAAGAAGACCAAAGGCTTTAAAGTGCTCAATTAATCATGCTACGATTTCTGGAGAAAAGTGGACAATACTTGTTGGACTACTAAGCGAAAGACCATACGAAGTTATCGGCGGGCTTGCAAAGTATGTAGAGATACCGAAGAAATACCACGAAGGAACAATTATAAAGCACCCTAGAAAGACCATGAATTCAAAATATGATTTGATATTTGGAGAGAATGGTGATGAGATAGTAATAAAAGATATCGTTTCAGTATTTGATAATCCAAATCACAGCGCATTTACAAGAACAATTTCCCTTGCACTTCGTCATGGAGCACCAATACAGTATGTAGTTGAACAGCTTCAGAAGGATAGAGATGCAGATCTTTTTAGTTTTTCAAAGGTGACTGCAAGAGTTCTTAAGAAATACATTCAGGATGGAACAAGAGCTAGCAACGGGGTTTTTGAAAAATCATGTTGCAATAGTCCCAATATAATTTATCAAGAAGGCTGCGCAACTTGTGCAAATTGCGGAATGGCCAAATGCGGTTGACAATAAAAATTAGTAGCAAGTGGAACAAAATCCTCTCAGACCCAGACTGTGGTGGTTATTATTCTTCTAGACCGTGCAGGGCACAATCTTGTAAGTTAACGCATACTTATTGTTCAAAGCATAAATCTATTTTAGATAAAGTGTCAAAGAAGTCAGGAGTTAAACAATGAAATGGACAAGTAGCATATCACCTCTTATAAAAGAAGTAGAGCTAAGAAAGAATCCTGTAATAATCAGAGTAAATAAATTTGACGACGATTCAGCTAAAAAGTTTTCAGATGAAATAGCCCTAGCTCACAATACAGGACAAAAGATAATACCAGTTGTTATAGACTCATACGGGGGTCAAGTTTATTCTCTCATGGGAATGATTTCAGCAATAAAAAACTCCGACATACCAGTAGCAACAATAGTTGAAGGAAAAGCAATGTCATGCGGAGCAGTTTTATTTTCTTTTGGTGAGCAGGGTTATAGGTTTATGGATGCAGACGCTACTATTATGATACACGATGTGTCTTCAATGGATATGGGAAAAGTTGAAGAGCTTAAGGCAGGCGCAAAAGAGGCTGACAGATTGAATACGATAGTTTATACAATGATGGCTCAAAATTGCGGCAAGGCTGATGACTATTTTATGAAAATAGTAGACAAGAAAAAGCATGCTGACTGGTTTCTTGACTCAAAGCAAGCCAAGAGACACGGCCTTGCAAACCACGTAAGAGTTCCAAAGCTAAGCATAGATATATCTGTTAATATTGAATTTGAATAATTCACGGGAGAATAATGGATAAGCTGTTTTATAATCACGCCTCGCAGGAAAAGCTAGAGTGGGATCCTTCTTGGTTTGGAAAAAAGTACAATGATGAAGATTTAATTGATGCAGTAAAAAAATGGCAACGAGAAGCAGGCTTAACTGCTGACGGATTGGTCGGACCAATGACCTATAGAAGGATATGGACAGAAAGAGAGTCAGAAATTTCTGAACACAAGCCATACATCCACAAGTATAGTGATGAAAATTACATCGTCCACAATTCAAAATTTATTCCAATAGAGTGGGACAAGGTTGTGCTATGGTCAGATACCGGAGGTCTAAGAATGAGACCGGGCACATATACTGATCTTTCAGGAAAAGAAGACAGAAAACCTACAATGTTTGTGAATCATTGGGACGTATGTCTTTCTTCAGAGAGCTGCTTTAAAGTTCTTAATAAAAGAGGAATATCAGTTCATTTTTTGATTGACAATGATGGAACAATATATCAAATACTTGACACACAGCACAAAGCCTGGCATGCAGGAATTACTAGCGGCATCGGCGGAAATCCAAAGGGAATAGGCGTAGAGATAGCAAACGCGTACTACACGAAATACCAGGATTGGTATGTTAGCAACGGATTTGGAGAGAGACCTATTCAAGATAATGGATATGTTCACGGAAGAACGCTAGACAAGTTTTTAGATTTTTATCCCGTACAGATTGAAGCATTAAAAGCTCTGTGGAAAGCTTGCAGCATTGGAATTGGAATACCTTTAGAATATCCCAAGAACTCTTCCGGACATGTTGAAACAAGTGTACATAGAGACTGCGTAAGAGGAACATTTCATGGAATTTGCAATCATTACAACTTTACAAAGGGAAAGATTGACTGTGCTGGTCTTGACGTCCCTAGTCTGATAGATGATATTAACAATACGAGAAAATATTGCATAGATAGATAGCTCGCTGATTTTTTATTTTTATAGTATTTACGTTCAATTATCTATATTAATAAAATAAACATAGGAAAGTGATGGGCTAGTTTGTGTTTTGATATCAAAAGATCACTATAAGAGAATTTTATCTCTTTTACTTATTTTAAATCTGTGGGATGCAGTTGCTACATCGCTGTGGGTAACCAGCGGGCTGGCAATAGAATCAAATCCTCTGATGGCTGTTGTCTTAGATTTCGATACAGGCCTATTTATAGTAGTAAAGACATTTTTAGTCGCTCTTTGCATAGGGCTGTTGTGGAGGCTTGAGCCAAATAAATTATCTACATTTCTTATAATACCTGCTTGCGCTCTGTACGTATATGTGAGTATTGTTCACGTTTTTATTCTTTTAGCATGTCTTTTTGGGAAAGTTTAATGATCAGCATGAAAATTTCAATAATATTTTTTATATCTGTGATTTTTAGTTGCATATTCTTTACTGCTGGAAGGTGGGTCGGCAAAGAGGAAAGAGACTTTGAGATAAAAAGTGCAAGTAAGAAAAGTTTTAAAAATGTCAAAAAAATATCAAAAAATCATTGCGAAAATGACAAGATAATTGATGCAGTTTATGAAGACGTTATAGATTTAAGCGAGTATAGAGAAAGACTAAAGTCTAAAGATGTTAGCAAGATAATAAAGTATGAGTGGATGTACTCAAAAAAAGATAACGCATACGTGAAGGTACCAAGAGACATAGCAGAAATAATTAAGAGAATGAAAGAAGACATTTGAATAGTTATATTAGTATTTTATAAGGCTAAGGATACAGTAAGTGAAAATTTCAACAAAAAAACTTAGGCAGATTATTAGAGAAGAGCTTGATATTATGTCAAGAGAGACTTCTAGTCAAGCACAAATATCTGAGGGTCGAGGTAGAGACATTCTGGGAGTAATAACAGGTGCAGCTAGAGATTTAATGAGCATGGATGCCCCTATTGTTAGAATGGGAACAGCAATGTTCCGTAGTGGAGCATTTGACCAAACAACACCCTGGAGTACTGGCTGGGAGATGGGAAAGGTTTTTTGGGAATACGGCTTTGATTCGCCTCCAGACATAGCCGGATTGATTAGAAATCTGGGACCAGCATTATCAAATGCATCAGATGACATACAGGAGCTTGTAAGCTCAGTTCCAAGATCAAATCTTATATCCATGGCAAATTCATTAGCAGGATATGTTAATTCCGATGAAGACGGCAACTTTC